TTATGTTAGAAAGTGAGATATTAAAAGTACAAGCAACTAGTGGTAATGTAGATGTGATTGCATCTATATTAGAAATTAACAGGGAGGATAGATAATGCCTTTTATCGAAACAGAAGCTTCTGTTAGGTATGAAATAATTGATGGCCAAAGAGTGCCCATAATTACACCTAAAACAGAGGTTACTTTAACAAATACAGTAACGGGCCAAGAATACATGTCGGATGCTGAAGCTTTAGCTGATGTGCAAAACCCTAATACAGAGACTAAATCTGAGCATATTAGAAGAGACGTTAATGTTACTGTAGAAGAGATAAAAATTGGTGCAGGAACCAAGTTATAGGATCGTTGACGAATGTTTAAAAACCTAGTAAATTGTGCTACACTCGCCTTTTTACAAGCTTTGCGAACTTGCTATCAACACACATTATAAAGAGAAAATATGGGATTATTTAAAAAAATATTTAAACCAGTCAGAAAAGTATTAGATAAAGTAATACCTAATGAGATAAAACCTTTTTTGCCTTATGCAGCTGCATTAACACCTTTCTTAGCTCCTACAACAGGTATTTTCGGAACAATGGCAGGAAGAGCTTTATTGTCAGGTGGTGCAAATATTGCATCTCAATTAGCACAAGAAGGCACAACAGAAGATGATCTTAATTTATTATCAGCTGGTATTGCAACTTTAACAGGGGGACTATCTGCTCCAGAAGCAGCATCAACACTTAGAGGTTTTAAAGCAGTTGATACAACTCTTCCAGGTCAAGCAAGCACAACTAGTTTTTTAGATAAAGCTAGAAATTTTGGACTAGAGGGGGCAGCCAAAGGTGCAGAATTTTTATCTGCTCAAGGTGAGGTATTAAGAGATCCTTTTGCGCCAGGCACTACATTAAAAGAAATTGGAGTGGCAGCAAGTATACCAGCGGCTCAAGGAACGGGAGACGCGTTGTATGCCGAAGGTGTTAGAATAAATAAAGATCAAATTATTGATGATGCTTTAGGTGGTTTAGGAGAAGGTGCAACAGATGCGGATAGAGCCCTTGCAATTAGATTAGCAATGAGAAATTATGGTTTTAGTGAAGAAGAGATAGATGATACTATTGTCTCTGCAGGGTACAAAGCTGGTGGTAGAGTAGGTTTAAGATTTGGTGGTATTGGTGAAGCTATAGAAAAAATAGAGAATCAAGATATGAAAGAATCTATGAAGTTTGCAGCTGACATGGGAGATATGGATATACCTATGATGGATATTGTAGAAGAGTTTGAAATAAAATTCAAAAGAAAACCAAATAGTTTACAAGAACTAAAAGATTTTTATAAAGACAAATACGAATACAAAGGTCCTGCAGATGTAAAAATGGATGTAAAAGAAAAAATGGTTATGAGAGCTAAAGATGGTGGACGAATAGGTTTTAGAGATGGATCTTCAACAGGTAATTTTGGTGCAGATCGATATGCATCAGAACTAATAGAAGCGTATAAAGATATCTTAGGTAAAGGAGATATGTTTTTTACAGATGTAGAAAAAGAAATAATAGAAAAAGGGGAGTATCCATCACCGGATAAAATGAAAAAGTTTCAAGATAGATATGAAAATTTAGAAAAAGAATATGATAAAGAATCAGATAAATTTGGAAACATTGATCTTCAAGATTCATTATTAGATAAAGACGCTATTAAATATTACAATAAAAAAGTTAAAGATCTTGAAGACAGAGAAGAAAAATTAATGGATAAAGAAGAAAGATTAAATGAAGTAATGTACACTGATTTAGATGTTAGTGGTATTTTAAGAACCCCTGAGTTTCAAGAATGGTATAGATTATGGAAAGTAAATGATCCAAAAGCTGATGATTTACCTAATGCAGAATATTTTGAAAATATGATGTTTGATGTAAAACGACTAAGACCAGATATAATGAAAACAAAATATGATGTTGAGATGAAAGACGGTGGACTGATGGATCTTGGTGGTAAAGAAATGGATTTAAGAGGTGGTGGATTTGTACCAATAGGTAAAAAAGAAAGAGCAGATGATGTGCCTGCAAGACTTTCTAAAAATGAATTTGTAATGACTGCAGATGCAGTTAGAGCAGCAGGTGGTGGCAGTGTTAATAAAGGTGCGAAGAGAATGTACAATTTAATGAATAGTTTGGAGGCTAGAGCGTAATGTCAACGACAACAACGATAACAAAACCGGCACCGATAATAGAAGGTTCGCTTACAGCCTTTTTAAAATCAATTGATAAACTAGGAGCTGGTGCAGTACCTGCAGGTTTTAAAGGTATTGATACATCAGTATATGATCCTAAAGTAGCGGCACAAGATGCTTTACAAAAACAAGCTGTTGCAGATGCAGCAGGATTGAGTGGTTTAGTAGGTCCAGATGCTTTCAAACAATTTATGTCGCCTTATCAACAAGAGGTTATCGACACAACATTAGCAGAATTTGACAGACAACAAACAATAGCAGATACAGCTCGAAGAGACGCAGCAATACAAGCTGGAGCTTTTGGTGGTGGCAGAGAAGGTGTGCTTGCAGCAGAAGCTGCGAGAGGTGCTGCTCAGAGCAGAGCACAATTACAAGCTAATTTACTAGCACAAGGATTTCAACAAGCGCAAGCAGCAGCTGCGCAAGACCTAGCAGCAAGACAAGGTTTAGGTCAATATCAATCTGCATTAGGCCAACAACAACAAGCTTTCGAACAAGCACAATTAGATGCAGCGCAAATAGCAGCAAGAGAAAAAGAATTTCAACCATTCACACAATTAGGATTGATTGGTCAACAACTTGCACAGATTCAACCAGGCGCATTCCCGACACAAACAGTAGGATATGCACCGCCAGCAGCACCAGCAAGTCCTATGTCACAATTTTTAGGTGGAGCAGCAGGAATAGCAGGTATCGCCGGTAAATTAGGATTATTTGGATAATGAGTAAAATTTTAAGAAGACCAATGTTTAGAGGTGGTCCAGTGGATAGCCGTGGCACTGGTATTACATCTGGATTAATGGATGGTGGTAGAGTCGGTTATAAAACAGGTGGTGAAATTTTAAGAAATGTAAATACTAGGTTTGATCCTTTTTTCCAAAACATGAATATGGATCAATTAAGGGCATTTCAATCATTAGGCATGGGTAATCCATTTAGAGCTGAAAAAGATATGCCTGGTAGATTTGCTAATATATTTAATTTAAGACCCGCAGAGCCTAGTAAAAGTATTGTAAAAAAAGTAATAGATGCTGCTCCTATTGTCCAAGAACAAAAAGCATTTGAAGAAGAGACAGATAAAATTGGAAAAATATTAGATAATAAAAAGTTCTTTTCAGGAAATATAGATGAAGTTAAAGAGCAAATGAAAGGAACTGATGCCGAAAACATAGGAGAATTACAAACTACTGATACTACCGTTGGTAACACAACACAAGAACCGGCAATAGATGCAAAAAGTTTAATTAAAGAAAATGCAGAATTATTTAAAGAATTATTTGCAGAAGCAAACAAAGAAAAAATAAAAAGAGCTAGAATTCAAGATTTATCAGACATAGGTTTAGATGTTTTTGCTAAATCACAACAAGAAGGAGCAACTGTTGGAAGCACGTTAGCAGGAGCTGCTGAAAGATTAGTTGGTAAAAAGAGTAGAGTTGAAGAAGCAAAAGATGCAATAGATAAACAAGGAGATACATCCATTGCTTTAGCTATCAATGATTACATATCTGGTAAAAGAAATAAAGAACAAATGGATAGAATGATAGCAAGTAAAGATTTAGACCTTGCTAGAGCCATTACATTAGCTGATTATAAAAAGAAAAAAGAGGGTTTCATAGATAATCTTAAAGAAAATGTAAAAGGAATGAATTTTAGTACGGCTCTTATTACAACTGTTCAAGAGACTTTTGGTAAACCTCCTGCTAAAATATTTACTAAAAAAGATATTGATAAAGGAGCTAAAGTAGATTTAGTAGAAGAAAATGTTGGAGAATATTTTGTATATCCAAGTGGTAAAGTAACTACAATTCAAGAACAATCAGACGGAAGTTTTGCAGAAGTAATAGTTTACACAAGAGGAGGCTAATGGTTAAAATTAGTTATGCTAATTCTGAAGTGGAACAGGAAGATTCACCAAGCTGGGCTCTGTCAATGGCAGCAGCTGTACCTTCTGGTATTATTAAAATAGGAGAAGGAGTTGCAACACTTGGAGCTGCACTTTTAGATTTAGGTGTGGATGAAGATAGAGTCGAAGCAGTTGAGCAATATTTTGATGATATAAATCCTTTTGATGAATTAGCTGAAGCCACAGCTATTGGTAAAATTACAGAATTAATTGTTAACATTGGTGTACCTGGTGGTCTTGCATTTAAAGCTGCAAGTGGTTTAGGAAAAGCAACTATCGCTGCGCAAAAAGCTGGTACATATTTAAGTAAAGCAGAAAAAGCTAGAAGATTCGGTCAAGGTGCATTAGGTGCAGGACTTGCGGAGGGTATTGCCGTGGGCGATGTGCAAGATGCTGGAACCTTTGGAGATTTTTTAGGTGGTCCTACAAAAATAAAAAGAGATGATGACAGTGCTGCCAATGAAATATTAAATAGACTTAAATTTGGTGTAGA